CCCACCATTACCCTGAACGGCAACGTGAACGTGAACGGCAACCTCACCCTGGCCGGCGCGCTGGCGGCTGGCCCCGGGTCTTCTGGCTCCGGCGCCGTTCTTCAGGGCAACTTTCAGATCGACGGCAACGTGGATCTGTCTGGCGGCGATGTAACTGCAGACGGCATAAGCCTGAAAGGCCACACTCATCCGGGCGATAGTGGCGGAACAACAGGCGCGCCAAATTAGGGAAGCACTGCCAGCGGAGCAGGACGCGCCCGTAGCTGATTATTCGTGGCATGAACGGCAGCGACTCCACCACAGGCAAGGCCCTGTCCGGGCTTAACCACCTACGACAATCGATCCGGGACATTCTCACCACCCCGATCGGGAGCCGAGTCATGCGCCGTGAATATGGCTCCCGACTTTACGAGCTGGTCGATGCCCCGTTGAACGAGGCCACCACCCTGGAGATCTACGCTGCAACCGCTGAGGCCCTGGCCCGCTGGGAGCCGCGATTCAAGATTACCCGGGTGAGCGCGACTTCCGCGAGTCCCGGCAAGATCACCATTGACCTGCAGGGGGAATACACCCCCAACGGAGAGCCTGTGAATTTTGATGGCATTGAGGTGACCTGATGGCTGGAACGATCAACCTGGCACAGTTGCCGGCGCCCGATGTCGTTGAGGTGCTCGACTTCGAAACGATCCTGGAGGAGCGCAAGCAAGCGTTTCTGGATCTACTCGCGCCTTCACAGCGAGCCGAGGTAGCCGAAACCCTGCAGGTTGAGAGTGAGCCCATCACCAAGCTGCTGGAAGAGAACGCCTACCGCGAAATGGTCTGGCGCCAGCGAGTGAACGAGGCCTCCAAGGCAATTATGCTGGCCTATGCCTCGGATGATGACCTGGACAACCTAGTTGCAAGCTTCAACGTTGAACGCTTGATGATCTCCCCGGGCAATCCGGATGCAGCACCACCAGTGCCTCCCACATACGAAAGCGACGAAGATCTGCGCCTTCGCGCCCAGCAGGCTTGGGAGGGGCTGGGCGTAGCTGGGCCCCGAAAAGCCTATGAGTTCGAAGCCCTGTCCGCTGATGGCCGGGTGGTGGACGCAACAGCCACCAGCCCTTCGCCGGCGTATGTATTGGTCACTCTATTGTCTACCGAGGGCGACGGCACAGCCAGCCAGCAAATCATTGATAACGTCACTGCCGCCTTGTCTGCTGAAGACACCAGGCCCGTCGGCGACCGCCTGACCGTTCAGTCAGCCACCATCGTTAGCTACCAGGTGGACGCCACCCTATATGTCTATCCGGGCCCCGAACAGGAACCGATTCTGGCTGCGGCCAAAGCTTCGCTAGATAACTACATTACCGCCCAGCGCCGTATCGGTCGAGATATCCGCATCTCCGCCCTTCATGCGGCCTTGCATGTGGAGGGTGTCCAGCGAGTGGAGCTGGCCTCACCGATAGCGGACGTTGTCCTGGATGATACGCAAGCCGTCCACTGCACCAGCACCAGCGTAGTGATAGGGGGCTCAGATGAGTGACGATCGAACGCCACTACTGCCCAGCAACGCCACGCCCCTGGAACGGGCAGCGGCTGAAGCCCTGGCCGAGATCCAGCGGGTACCGGTGCCACTGCGCACGCTCTGGAATCCGCAAACCTGCCCGGCCGCTTTGCTGCCCTATCTCGCCTCGGCCTTCAGCGTCGATCGCTGGGACCCGACCTGGACGGAATCCGCCAAGCGCGACGTGATCGCCACCAGCTTCTATGTCCACAAGAAGAAAGGAACCATCAGCGCTTTGCGCCGGGTGGTGGAGCCCCTGGGGTACCTGCTGGAAGTCACCGAGTGGTGGGAAACGGCCCCGATGGGCACCCCCGGCACCTTCGCCCTCAAGATCGGCGTGCTGGACAAGGGCATCACCGAGGAAATGTACCTGGAGCTGGAACGGTTGGTGGACGACGTCAAGCCGGTCAGCAGACACATCACCGGGCTGGATCTGGCGGGCGAGTCCTCCGGAAAGTTTTTCGCCGGCATCGCGGTCTATGACGGCGACGTCACCGCCATCTGGCCCTACCAGCCCGGCACCATTGCGGTGAGCGGAGCCACTTACGTGGGCATGGCCACCGACAGCAACGATTCAGCAACGGTTTATCCGAAATAGGAGAGCGCATGCCAAGCTTCTACACCATCCTGACGGACGTAGGCCAGGCCAAACTGGCCAACGCCATCGCCCTGGGTCAGACGATCGATATCACCGAACTGGCCGTGGGTGACGGCAACGGCGCCCTGCCCGTGCCGGAAACCTCCCGCACCGCCCTGGTCAACGAAGTGCGCCGGGCCCCCATCAACCTGAGCGAGGTGGATGATCAGAACCCGAACTGGGTGGTGGTTGAGCAAGTGCTACCGCCCGATGTAGGCGGCTGGACCATCCGCGAAGTCGGCATTTATGACGTAGACGGCGACCTGATCGGCTACGGCAACTACCCCGAAACCTACAAGCCGGTGCTGGCCGAAGGCAGCAGCCGAACCCAGACCATCCGGTTTGTAATGGAAGTGTCCGACACCGCCGCCGTCACCCTGAAAGTGGATCCATCCGTAGTGCTGGCCACCCGAGGCTATGCCGACGACATCGGCGAAGCAGCAGCCCAGGCCCTAACCCAGCACGAACAAGGCCGCGCCCACCCAGCCGCCACCACCAGCGCCCAGGGAATGGTCGAATTCGCAGACCAGGCCGAACACCTGTCCGGCAGCCGGGGTGACCGCGCAGCCACACCGAAAGGCGTTAAATCCGCAATTGATGCCCGCATGCCCATCACCAGCCAGAAAATGGTGCTGGTGAATGGCGTGCTGGCACTGGAGGAAATCTGATGTACGGCTACCCGAAAATCATAAAAACCCGCCACGACGTGGAATACATGGTGGGCTACTTGGGCTCAAAGTGGGCCACGGCTGAAAACGTAGAACGCGGCCTGGCGTTCCTGCGCGGCCTGCATGACAACACCACCCGCTACGTGTTCGATCGCGTACTGGCAGAAAATGAAGCCCCGGACGGCGAAGAGCCGAATTACCGCGTTCTGACCAACGACGATGGCGAGCGTGAACAATTCGTGCTCGAGGAAAACCCCACCGCCCGCATCCACCGGCTGGGCTTCACCCAGGCCGAAGTGCAAGCGCTGATTGATACCGTAGAAGGAGCGAAGTAATGGCAGCAGGCGATAAAATCATCATCCCGGCGCAGGCGGCCGGCTTCACCAGCCTGTTTGGCCATATCGAAAAAGGCACAGGCGATACCCTGCACCTGCCAGAAGGCATGGTGAACATTGGCGGCAACAGCAAAGGCTGCCTGCTGGAGAGCGCCACCGACTGGGACCCGGCCGCAAGCGCGAACAATGACGGCGCCGTGGCACCGCTGACTCTGGGCGACGATGTTTTCATTTACGCAGTGCAAGACCCCAGCGGCATTGCCAAGTGGCTGTCCAGCAAGAACAGCACCGTGCCCACCGGCTACACCGCCGACAACAGCCGCAAGATTGGCGGCTTCCACTACGGCAAGGTGCGCCCGCTCACTGATGCGTACAACGCTGCAGCCGCTCTGCCTACCCAGATCATCCCGAACAGCTGCTGGGATCTACAGCACCGGCCAACGTGCGACCCGTCCGGCATGGTGGAGGTCATCCCCGGCAAACTCTGGGCAGACATCTACCTGGCGTCTGAAGACGGCACCGCGTGGCCTAACACCGTGCCCGTGTCCATCCACAACGCCACACCGCTCACCGGCACCGAAGGCTATTCCCGCCTCGACTACAGCCGACTGGTGCGTAACGCCGGCAAGCGCCTGCCCGATTACCCGGAATTTTTGGCGCTGGCTTACGGTGCACCCCAGGGCGCAACCGGATCGACGGGGCGCATCAATACCGGCGATCACACCGGCTACGGGTTCGAGTGCGTCAGCTGCCTGAACGTGGACCAGCCGAGCGGCAACATTTACCAGCAGTCGAGCATGTACTACGACCGCTCAACCGGTACCGGCTGGAAGAACGACCTGAACACAGGCAAGGACGGCGCGAACAACCATGGTCAGTGGTACGGTGGAGAATTCCGGACTGCCGTATTCGGCGGCTGGTGGAACTACGCGGCCGAGGCCGGCGCCCGCTGCGTGAATCTGAACATCTATCCCTCGAATGTGAATAGCATTGTCGGGTTTCGTGCCGTCTGCGAT